CGTGTAGCGATTGCACGAGCTTTAATTACGAAGCCTGCGATTATCCTTGCTGATGAACCGACAGGCGGTGCATAGTTAGTACGACAAAGACTACAAAAAACGAATGTCCATGCTTCCATCCTCATACACAAGCACTGATTCGACAAACGACTTCCAGAAGGTGTTCTTTTCCTGATCCGAAAATGTATAATATACGGCTTCCCAATCTTCCGACAGCAGCTTCTTCACACTGTCAAGGCTTCGCATAGGTGCAGCAGTCGAACACTTTTGAAGTTCTTCAATCTGTGCTTTGAACTTGTCATATTCACTTCTATATGCTTCCTTGTCGATCAGGTCATCCATAAACAAATCATACAGCTTCTTCATTTTGCGTTCTATCTTTGCAATTTCAGTGACAGGATTCTTCTGAACTGTACTGGCAGCAGTCACTTCATACTTCACGATATAATCAGACAGAGCAGGACGGATGTGCGCAAGCATGTATTCTTCAAGATCAGCTTCACGATATGTTTTGCCGCGATCACACAGCTTTGATTGCGCCTTGAAATTGCAGCGATAATTCTTATACATCTTTTCAGAGCCGTCAGCCATCCTTCTGTATGTGACAGTACCGCACATATAATGATTGCAGGATGAACAGATCAGAAGACCTGAAAAAATATAGAATTGCTGTGTGTGCCTGATCCGAACATTCCTGATCGCAAGTTTCTGGATGCGTTCAAAGCGTTCAGGACTGATTGTCGCAGGACAGAAGTCAGGATCATCACGATATTGACCTTTGAAAAGCGGATTCTTCAGGTATCGCGCAACTGTATCATAGCAGACACGAATATTATACTTTTCCTGAAGAAAAAGCTGTGTGTCGCGCTTGCTACATGTAGCTTCAAAGCGGTCAAACATATCAAGTGCAAAGCAGTTCCATTCAGGATCAATGATGACATGCTTTTCTGCATCCAGCTTCAGACCACGCGGAAGGCTGCCTGACACATAGGTTTTATTCTTCAGCTTATAAGCGAACACATCTTTGATTCGGTCGGAATCACGATCACATTCATCCTGTGCAACAGACAGACGGATGTTGATGTGCAGTCTTCCGTTCGTTGTTGTAGTATCATAGTTTTCTGTGACAGCCTTCCACTGTACGCCATTAGCTTCAAGTATTTCCTGAATTTTATGATAATCGCCGATATTCCTGAACCATCGGTCAAGTTTGGTAAATATGATCAGGTCGAAAGTATGAGCCTTCACACCATCCAGAAGCCTGACAAACTCTTTTCGCTTGTTGAACTTCTTTCTTGCGGTCAGGGCTTCATCAATGAATGTGTCAACAAGTATCATCCGATTCACTTTGATGAAATCTTCAAGAATCAGATCTTGTGCTTCAAGTGTATCGCCGTGAAGCACCTGATCATCGTGGCTGCATCTGATATATTTAACTACACGAAGCCCGAAAAGTTGTGGGTTTGGAGTAAAAAAAGACATATAAAAACCTTCTTTCTGGTAGCGAAAGAAGGCTTGATATGATAGAATGTAAAAGGACATAATATCATCGTGGGCGGTCTTCCGCGATATATTTTGTTTCAATGTTTCGCAAGGGAAGTCGCTGGTCACGGCTTCCTTTTTTATTTGTATAGAGTGCCTGAAGCGTGTACATAATCAAAACTAGGAGGATGACGCAATGGAAATCCTAACGTGGCAGGCACGAACAGACAGACACTTGACTTTGAAGCAGCTGGAAGCCCTGACAGGAATCAGCAAGTCAACGCTTAACACGATTGAAAACGGCATCACATCGCCAACACTGCGCCAGCTTGAAGCGATAGCAGCTGCGCTTGATGTCAAGATCACTGATCTGTTTGATTCTGACTATAAATGATAAACTGTGCGCCGACAATGCTTCTGACGCTTATTTCCTGATATATGGAAATAACTGGAAGCGGTCTTTTATTCCAATAATTTCCATGATACAATCCCGACAAGAGAAGGGAGGGAAGCCGATGATCCGAAAGAGAATCAACACGCTTCTGAATAAGTTGTCGGATGCACAGCTGAAGCGCATATATAAATACATAAAGTATGTATACATACACGGATAAAGTAAAAGGAAGTAGGACTGGTCAGGTCACTGCTTCCTTTTGTTTTGCTTAAATTCTTTATATGCTTTATGACGCTTGAAACCAAAATATAAAAGCGGCGCAGCAATCACAATACACACAGGATTGAAAGCAACGAAGAAACCTAACAGCATAAAAACACCGAAGCCGATCAGAATATTTCCGCTTTTAGGAATTGGAACAACTTCAACAGGCTTTTGATCTTCATGCTTAATAATATTATCAACCGAACGATAAACGCCAGTTGCATACACAGGAACTTCAGGAACATCGCCGAAGATTTTATAAAAGCAGAATAGCGTTGCTTTTGCATCATCAAGAGCATTGTGCCAGCTGTCTTCGCTATATGAATAATATTCTGCGCATGTCTTCAGCTTTTGCCATTTATATTCGTTGTAACGCTTTTGTCCATAAATTTCAGCAAATGCAAGCATTACATCAACGACAATAGAATTTTCTTTTGCATGATATTCAATGCCAGAATTAAATATAAAAGGCAAATCGAAGCCGTGAATGTTATAACCGACAATCATGTCTGCATTTTCTAAAATGTGTTGAATAGTATGCGCATAATATAAAAGCGGCTTGCGGTCTTTTACCATTGAAGGACTTATGTGGTTTACTTTTTCAGCATCAGTCCAGCGTTCGTGACGAACAGGCTTCACATATTCGCTGAAAAGGATTGCACCAGAGCCGTCAATAATAGAAAGCTGAAGAATTTCATCGTCATAGAGATTCAGTCCCGTTGTTTCTGCATCAAGACAAATAATGTTCAATAGATCACTTCCTTTATTCAGTTTTATCCCAACCAACCTTCTTGACCAACTGCTTCATATATTCCTTGATTCGCTCACGGCTTCCAGCTGGCAAAGACACATACATTTCAACAAGTGCCTTGTCAAAATCGTTCAAATCATACTGCGCACACAATTCATCAACGATTGTCTGTGGAAGGTCGTCAAACATTTCCCCTTCGCCATACATTAAATAATCATAATTCACATTGTATTCACGGCAGATAGAAATTGCCATCTGATCAGTTAAGTTGTTCACACCTTTTTCAATTCTGGAAATAGTGGTTTTTGTTACACCTAACCTTTCCCCGAACTTTTCAAGAGTTAAACCAAGTGATTTTCGCACTTCGTTGACGCGTTCGCCATTTGTCATATTTATTCCACCTTTCTGTATATTTGCTTTTCTGATTGTAGAATAACACGACAGCAAGCAAAGGTCAATAAAAAAGTTACCGTAAGCAACAAAAAACTGTTGACAAAGTGACTGTAAGCATCTATACTGTAACTGTAAGCAACAGAACAGACCACAGAAGGGAGCAAACAAGATGAATGCAACAGTATCAACAAGGGAAAGAGCGTGGCAGCTTGCAGACAAACTTTTTTCCGACAGATTACATGAAAGATGAACGCGACAGCCTTCGCGCTGGTTATCCAGTATTCAACACAACATCAACAGATGATAAATACACAGGCTTCCACATATCAGACCTGAACACAGCACTTGAACTGAATATGGGAGCAGAAACAATCAGGATCAACATTGAGGATCAGGAAGCGGAGATCAAGAACAACTTCGACAAGCTGCTTCAGTATGTGACCGACAAAAGAAAGTCAGCAGAACTTCACGAAAGACAGAAATACAACTACTACTGCGACAGACAGGCTGGTTGCTGGAACTGGACGAAGGAACAGGATGAAGCATATCAGAAGGAATGGGACGACATCATCATTCAGATGCACGCATTGAAAGACCTTGAAAACGCGATGAACCTTGCAAGAACCAAAGGGATCATATAAACATCACAGAACGAAGGGAGGAAATAACATGGCAGCAGTTACAAACGAAAAGAAGAACCTGAACAGCCAGACCGAAGATGTCAGCGAATTTATTATGCTGCTGAAGCAGATGTCTGACAGCGACAGAATGGTCATCAAAGGGATGATGATGTGGGCGGCAGGAGAAAACAGACCAGTGAAAACAGCCTAAAAAGGCATAGGATGTCCCCGACAGAAATGTCGGGGAGTAAATAAAAGGAAGGTACAACATGAACACAAAAGGAAAGATTGATTTTACAAAGACAGACAACATTCAGTTTATTGAAGAAGTAGCCAGCGAGATCAGCAAGGAAGACAAGAACTGGCAGTGGGAAGCAAGAGAGATAAAACAGCATAGCTTGTTGCTGTGGTGGGAATATCTGGAAGACGAAAAACAGGAAGGCTTCAGGATTGAATATGACGAAGCTGAAGAAGTATTCAGCGTATATGACGAATGGGACAACGACATCACATATGAACTGGAAGACACACTTGACCTGAAAAGTACGATGCGAAGTGTGTTCTGGTATGCATCAAGCAGATATTAAGAAGGGCGGTGCAGCAGTATGACAAAACAGAATTTATTCACAGAAGAAGAACTGGCAAAGGTTACGGATGAAGCAGAAAGAAAGCACCTGATCGAGTGCGCGCAGGATCAGTCAAAGATTGATATGAAGTACATGGAGATTATGAGCAAATATGACTTGTGGGAAAAAGGGAAGCGCAGCAGATACTTCCACGCAACAACACATGAAAATGCAAAAAAGATCATGCAGGACGGAGTGATCCGAAAAGGAATGGACGGCGGCGTGTATATCTGCAAACAGCCACTTGAAGCAGCGCGATTTGTTGCGATCCGCGGACATGAAACAGGAACGATCTTTGAAGTCGAACTGGAAGAAAGGAAGATTGTGGAAGCACACGATCACAACGAAGCCTTCTTCGGTTGCAAAGCGTATATGTACATGGATGACATACCGACAGCAAAGATTGTGAAAATGTCAAGATATTCAACGAAGGAAGATTGACTGTAAAGCCGAAACAGCGCGACACGCGCTGTCGATGAATGATGGCTTCATTCATCCTGACGATGGCAAGCTAACAGCCAGCATCAGAACATTGTGAAAAAATAGCGGCGTGTGTGTACTGCCAGAACTATGCACAGATGGTCAACAGGTTTTAGGGATGTTTTTAATGTGAAAACAAACGACACAATGAAAAATCAAGACCAGAAGGGGGAATGTTGAAAAAATTATTTTGGACTTTGCGAAAGCAGTATGTGAAGGAGAATGAACGATGATTGATGAAAAGAAAATTGAACTGATAAAGAAGCTGCAAAGACTTACGGAACGTGGAGTGGGCGGCGAAAAAGAAGGCGCACAGAAGAAATTGCAGCAGCTTATGAAAAAATACGACATTGAAGAAAGTGATTTGTCAGATGACAAGCTGGAAGACCATGAATGGAAATATCACAACGACTTTGAACTGCGCTTGCTGAAACAGACAATATACAAAGTACAGGAGAAAGCGAAATGATAGCAGGATTCAAAGAACACGGCTTCATGGTAGCTGCGGAACACATGCCCGACACATGCACAAAATGTCCATTCTGGCTGACTGATTTAGAAATGCAATATGACGGCATGTGCTTCCTGACAGGCGAAGTGATCCCAACACCTGAAAGAACATGCGACACAAAGGTCATGGGAAACTGCCCGATCGTGCCACTAGACAGGCTGAAAAAGAAGAACACAAGGAAGGAGAAGAACATGAGCCGACCGACAAAGACATGTTATGACTGCAAGAACGCTTGCTGGGATTCTGTACCATACGGAAGCACAACAGCAACAATGTTCGGAGGTTGTGACAAAGAAGATGAAATGACAGAGGAAGAAGCGGAGAGATTCGGAGAAACAGAAGACCGTCCGTTCTGGGAAAACAGATACAAGGAGGAAAACGCATGAACACACCAGATGCAAGAAGAATATTTGAAGCAATAGCAATGATCCTGTCGAACAGGAATGATGGTGTCAGGGTGCAGCTGTCGGAGATTAAGACAAAGGCAGCGAAAGCATCTTGAAGGACAAAAAAGAAAGCCTTCGGACTAGCTTGGCGGCTTCCGAAGGCGATCCAGATTGTGACTTTTTAAGGTCTGCACATCTATAAAAAATTATACAGCAGACTTCCGAAAAAGTCAATGAATCAGGACTTTCAAAAGGCTTCGCGTCCTTGTAATAGATAGTAACAAATCAAAGAAATATATAAATATCTATAACAGGAGCAAAGAAGGACATGAAGAGAAGGAAGAAGGCTGTGTATATAGATTATGACTATGAAGCAGCATACCAGAAGATGTTGACTGACTTAGAAGAAGACAACATGTGCAGGATGCTGAATGAAGGCAGAGTCAGATCAATATATGCCACTAAGGAGATAAAGGCAGCAGAGCAGATGGATGTTGAAATATATCCAGAGTTCAGAAGAGGACAGAAAGAGCAGATACCAGACGAAGCAAAGCTGAAGAAGCAAAGGCAGGCGCAAAGAAACCTGAATGAGAAGAACAGCAGGAAGGAATGTGAAAGGACAATCAATGCGAATTTCACGGACAATGACATCTGGGGGACATTGACATATACAGACGACAACATGCCGAACAGCATGAAGGAAGCGCAGCACGATATGACGCTGTACATAGGACGCTTGAACTATGAGCGAAGGAAGAAGGGACTTGCAAAGCTGCGTTATGTGTATGTGACAGAGTGTTCGGACAAAGGACGCTGGCATCATCATTTTGTATGTGACGGCGACATGGGGCTGGAAGCGGTTGAAGAAAAGTGGAAGAAGGGGCGCAGGAATCAGGTGCGCAGACTTCAGAAGGACGAAAACGGACTGTCAGGAATGGCGAACTACATCACGAAGCAGAAGCACCCTGACAAGAAGGGAAAAGAGCCGAAGCCAGTCGGGAAGTATCAAAAGGCATGGAAAGCCAGCAAAGGATTGAAAAAGCCTGAAGTGCATAAAAACCACTATAAGTTCAAGCAGAAGGACATTGACGAAGTTGTGACAGGACGATGCGATCTTGAAGACAAGCTGAAGAAATGGTATGCAGCAGACGGCTACAAGCTGACATCGTATGAAGTCAGATACAACAACATGAATGGCAGATTTTATATATACGCAAGGATGTATAAACAGCCACAGGAAGGAGAAAAGATTGACAAAGCGACAAGTAAGATTAAGCAGAAAACAACGAAGAAGAAGACAAAGAAAAAGACAGTTGCGCGATGCGGCACATAACTTCATCAGGACAGCAAAGAACTTCCTTCAGCACAAACCGAAGACGGCAGCAGCATTTCTGATCACATTCATCACAATATATGTGGCGGTAATGCTGGGATTTGCGATCGGCGGCATGATCAGCACAAAGGGAAAGGCATCAACAGAACAGGAAAGCGAAGCAGAAGAACAGACAGAAAGTGACTTGAATGCAGATGAAGAATATCCATTCAATACAATGTCACAGGATTGGAGTGGCGAAGACATGGAAGGATTCTGTTATCACGAAATATCAGACGAATGCAAGGCAGCAGGCGGCAAGTTTCCAGTAATGGCGCAAATATACACATACATTGTTTGTCAGAATTATGGCGTTGATTATGAAATGGTGTTCGCACTGATCGAAAGGGAAAGCGAATGCAACTGGAACGCTTCAGGCGATGGCGGCACATCATGGGGATATATGCAGATAGCACAGAAATGGCACAAAGAAAGAATGCAACGCCTGAACTGTACTGATCTGACAAATCCATATCAGAATGTGACAGTCGGCATTGATTACCTGAAGGAGATTCAGGACAGTTTGCAGGAAGTTCCAGAAGATGTGCGTCCATATTACGTTCTTGCAGTCTACAACTACGGAACAAAGGGAGCGAAGGAAAACTTGTGGAATCATGGCGTGTATAAATACAGCTACAACACAGCGATCATGGAAAGAGCAGCACAGCTGAAGGCAGAGAAAGAAAGACAGGAAACGAAGGAGGAATAAAAGTGGACAACGAAAAAAGATTGCGTCTGGAACAGGCAGTCACGAAAGCGGAAATCTACGCAGTGAAAGTGATTGAAGAAGAACTGAACCGAAAAGGCATCGCGCCAGAAAGCATTGAAAGAAAAATCATCATCACGCACACAGCGGATGTGCTGGCGGCACACAGGGAAGAAGTCAGAGATATGTATAAAAAGTCAGGATTGCTTCTTCAGGACTGGATAATAAAGATGTCAGGTATTGAAGACCTGACGGCATTCAGGAAAATGAAGCGGCTGGGCTTCACTGGCGACATTATGCACGATATGAAAATCATGGAGGAAATGCGATGAACATGAAGTATGCGTTGCGTTCGGAAGATACCGAACAGATCAATGTCATCAGCTGGGCTTCTTGGCAGATGCAGAAATATCCTGAACTGAAATGGCTGCATCATATCCCGAACGGCGGAAGCAGGAACAGAGCCGAAGCAGTAAAGCTGAAGCAGATGGGCGTGAAGTCAGGTGTGTCCGACTTATGTCTTCCGTACCCGAAAGGAATATATTGCGGACTGTACATCGAAATGAAATATGACAAGGGCAGACACCAGCCGTCACAGAAAGAGTTCTTGACCGATATGGCAGCAGCAGGACACTATGTCGCAACATGCTACACGGCAGAAGAAGCGATCAAGGTCATTGAAGAATATATCAATCTGATTGACGGAAACGGAATCAAAGCAATGTTCATTGAAGGAGAAAACAAAGCAATGATGTCAGTCCAGAACAACAGCGTATGGAAAGACGGCGAAGTGAAACCGCTGAAGGTGTAGGACATGAACGGATATGCGGCAGCAGTCAGACAGTTTTATGACATATACAGACCGATCGCAAGGAAGTACGGACTGCGAATGTCAAGCCACACTTCAATATATGACGATGGATGGATAAAGATATATAAAGGCGAAGGAGCAGACAGACAACAGATCATCAAGATTGAAGAAGCGAACGACACAGACCTATACGACATGGCAAGGGAAGCAGTGATCAGCTGGGAGAACAGCAAGAAGGAAAGAAATGCAAGACGATAAAAAAGCACATCAAATCACATTGCAGGAACTTGGGATCATACCGAAAGAGCCGAAGCGAAAAGAAGAAGTCAGAAAACAATATGCTTTCCCTTGCGGCGGCTGCGCGTGTAGCCACTGCGCAAACAATGTGGAAACGCCAGACACATGCACAGGAGAAATGAAAGAACCTTGCTTCACATGTGACTATTGCAAGCATTATGACGGAAACGGAACAGACAGGCGACTTCGAGATTGTGACAAATACATTGTGACGGACGAACACGCGAGAAGGTTAAGAAGACACATGAAAATAATAAACAGGAGGAAAGCACATCAATGAAAATAATAGCAGTAATGAATCAAAAAGGCGGCATCGGAAAGACAATGACCGCAGCAGCTATCGCCTACATAATGGGCGAAGAAAAAGGAAAGAAAGTGCTGATCTGTGACGCGGATCAGCAGGGCAACATATCACTTCTTTACGACAGGTTTGATCCTGAAGGACAGGGAATGTCAGAATTGCTTGAAAATCATCAGGCAGCAGGCGGCGCATATTCGACAACAGACCTGATCCAAACAACACCATATGGAAACATTGACATTATACCAGCAAACGGATATTTGATGCGAACAAACATGACACTGCTTCAGGAAGAAGGAGAAGATCAGATTCTTCGATTTGCAGCAGCGATGAATGAAGTCAGAACTATATATGATTATTGCATTGTTGATTGTGGTCTGATCATGGACATGACAGTCACAAATGTGATGATTGCAGCAGACCTTGTGATTGTGCCTGTCAAGATTGGCGGTTTCGAGATTGAAGCAGCTGCAAACATGGACAGTCAGCTGACATCGTTCAGGAGAATAAACCCTGACATTCGCATGAAAGTATTGATGACGATGCGACAGAAGAACCAGACGACACTTCAGGTCGAAGAATGGCTGAAAACACAGTCAGGACACGATTGCTTCGCAACAGCGATCAGGCGATCAATAATCGCAGAGAAGTCAACAGTCGCACAAGTGCCGCTTCCGAAGTTTTCAAAGAACTGCATTGTGACGCAGGACTATCGTGCAGCAACATATGAATTGATGAAAGAGGTGTGAACATGGGAGTGTATGAGATAATCACAGGAATCACAAAAAACGAAGAAAATCTGAAAGTCGAAATCAGGCAGACGGAAGGAACACTGGAAAGAAATCTTGTGTACATCAAAAACACAAAAACAAACAGGGCGTATTCCTTTACGTTAGCGGACGGCGATGAATATGGCGCAGACGCAATGACACGAAATGCAGTTGCAAAGTTACATTCGGACATGTGTGGTTGCAACGAAAAGACGCTTGACAGAATTGAACGTGCGCTTGGAATAAAACTTGAAACATGGCAGTCAGAATATATCTTGTCACAAGGCATCACATATCCGCATGAAGGAAGAAGGACAGGAAAGACGCTTGCATATCAAATCAAGACACTTCTGACTGCACACGATGACATAACGATCTACGGCAACGAAGAACAATACTACGTTGACGAAATACATGGCAGCGTATACGAAAAAAATTATGTCACAGACCTTGCAAGACTGTCAGAATACCTTCGCAAAGCTGGCATCGGAGTTCCGAAAGTGACATTGAAACTGAATGTAAAGAGAAGAAGGGAGGATGGAATGCGATGGAACTAAAAGGACAAGTCACAATCAGCATTGAAGACTTTGAAAAGCTGAAGGCAGAAGCAGACATGAAGGAGTATGCAGAAAACCAGCTGCAAGCATTCAAGGACAGGATGTCACAATTTTATGAACTGGACGACACAGACTTCCAGAAGCGCATCGAAGAGATTGACAGCACACCGAACATGTCAGATAGACAGATTGACAAAGCGATAAGCGAAGCCAGAAAGACATTGAAGATCGTGATTGATACAGACAAGCTAAAGAAACAGATCAGGGCATCAATAAACAAAAAGGAGTACAAGGAAGATGATTCACACATTGACCTGAAGAACACGACAGACAGCGAACTGGATGCAATAGAAATATGCTTCAGAGAAAAGGAGGATTGAAGATGGCGTGGAATGTAATGGAGCAGCTCAACAAAAACGCACAGAAGGCAGCAGTCGGCGATGAAACACCAAAGGCAAGATTCAGGACGAAGGACATTAGTATAAAAAAGCTATACAGCAACGACAAGAACTTTTATTCAGTCACAGACATTGAACCGCTTGCACAGAAGATATTGCTTGTCGGGCTGATTGAAAATCTTGAAGTTGTTCACGATCCTTGTGATCAGGGCGAATACAGAATAACGGCAGGCGAAAGAAGATGGCGCGCCCTGAAGTTACTTGTCGAACAGGGCTATACAGATTTTGAAATGGTAACGTGTCAGATTCAGACACCAGCGTCAGCAGATGAAGAAATGCTGCGCTTGATTATTGCGAACGACTATCGAAACAAGACAGTCACAGACATTTTGGAAGAAGAAAAGCAGTTGAAGGACATCTTGCAGAGAATGAAACAGGAAGGAAGGGAGATCAAGGGATATAAACTTGACAGCGGTCGCCTTCGTGATGTCATTGCAAAGATGCTTCAAATGCCAGCGACAAAGATTGCACAGATCGAGAGCATCAACAAGCATCTGATCCCTGAATTTGCCGAAGAACTGAAAGAAGGTCGCCTGACTTTTTCTGCTGCCTATATGATCAGCGGAATGAATGAAGAAACACAAGCGGAAATGCTGGAACGCTATCAGGAAAATGGCTTGACCTACAAGGAAGTGAAAGAGATCAAGCAGCAGCAGGAGGAAAAGGCGGCAGCAGAACAGATTGAAGGTCAAATGGACATTAACCAGTACACAGAAACAGAAGAAGAGATCGAAGAACCTGAAGACGATGCAGAGGACACAGAGGAAGAAGACGAATGGGAAGATGCACACCCTGAAAGCATCACATCGCTGTGTTATAGCTGCAAAAGATATTCAGACTGCAATGTGAAGACAGGAACATGTCAAAGCTGTGATCAGTACATCAACAAGGCAGAAGCCGAAAAGACTGAAGAAGAAAGATACAGCGAAGAACAGGACGCGATTGACAGAGAAACAGCAAAGAAACTTCGCGAGAAGGCAGACGAAGAAAAGATGCAGCAGCTTCCTTCGGACAGCAACAAGGACAAGTGCATCAGAATGTCACAAAGCGCATTTGAAGAAATTGAAGAAGGCAAGCCGTATATCATCACGAAAGACGACAGCTTCAGAAAAGGACAGGAAGTGACGCTGATTGCATTCAAGGAAGGCAAGGCGACAGGGCAGCGGTGCGAGAAGACAATTATCTGCGTTGACACAAGCATCACATCATCAGCACTTGAAGACGGCTATTGCATTTTAGGACTGGGAGAAGTAAAGGCAGGCGAAGAATAATGAGCAACAGACCAGAAACGACAAAGATACTGTCATTGTCAGTAGAAAAACACATAAATCCGTATAACGATACAAGAATATACTGGGCGCGTGAAGTGACCTTTGATTATTCAACATCAAAAGGGAAACGCGTTGACTATATGCTTTTTAAGCCAAAGAACAACACACCTTCAGGAATTGAAAAAGGCGACTTTTATTGCTACGAAGTGAAGTCATCGGTTGAAGACTTCCATTCAAAAAACGGACACAACTTTCTGGGCGATTTTAATTATTATGTAATGCCTGAAGAAGTATATGCAGCAGTGAGCAATGAAGTTCCATACAATGTCGGCGTGTATGTTCCTGACGGATTGAACCACAAAGGGACATGCTACGACTTGAAGTGTATCAGGAAGGCAAGAAGAAAAGACAGGGACAGATCAGTTCAAGAAATGCTGCTAATGATGTTTAGATCGGCAGCGAGGGACAGGAGGAAGGACAATGGCATTTTGCAGATGGTATGACAAACAGTTTGAAAATGTATCAGAACACGAACAGGAGCAGTGCAAAGAAAATGGTCAGGATTGCAGAACATGTCCTGACCTGATCGCAGACAGCAAACAGGCGGCAGCAGTCGCAGCAGATTATATTGACAATCCAGTAATGGAGTTTGGAGCATAGGAGGAAAAGCAGATACAGGACAGCAAAGAAGTGAGAGAAATGGCGAAAACATTCAGAGAAGCAGCAGACGTTCTGGATGAAATGGCAGACTTCGCAGAAAACCGCAAGGAAATGACAAAAGAAGAAAAGGAAAGCAAGGAAGAAGAACTTCTGGGAAGATTTGCAGCGAAAATGATTAAGATTCAGCGATTCAGCTAATTACAGGAAGGGGAAGCAGTATGAATGAAATAATCTGTAACAAATGCAACGCAACATTCACACCTGACATGATAGAGATTCAGAAAAAAGTGATCACGCAGGATGAACATGGGGATGATGTGATCGAACAGTATTATGAATGCCCGATCTGCGGCGCACATTACACGATCACGATTATGGACAGAGTACAGCGCATAGCAGTCCAGAAGCGCAGACAGTACCAGACAGCAATCCAGAACGCAATCAGGGCAAGAAAGCCAGCAAGAGCGCAGACCTACAAAGACAAGGAAAGAGAACTTGCAGACGACATTCAGGCACGCGCAAAGATGCTGAAGGAAAAATATGGAGAATATACGGAGGAATAAAAAGCATGTACGAACATTTCACAAGACAACAGCAACAGTTCAATGTCAGACGCGGCGATGTGTATTATATCAATAACAACAGAGGGCAGAGAGGAAACGAGATTAGGAAGGACAGACCAGCGGTCGTTGTATCAGCTGACTTCCTGAACAAACACAGCGGTGATGTGGTCGTTGTGTTCCTGACATCACAGCCGAAGAAGGACATGTCAACGCATGTGACGATCAGAACGACTGGAAGGGTATCTGAAGCACTGTGCGAACAGCCGACAACAGTTAGTGTTGAAAGATTGAATAACAGGATCGGAAGTGTGACAGACAGAGAAATGCAGCAGATCGACATTGCGCTTCAAATCGCATTGAAACTGGATGCAGGAGCAGACACGAAGGAATATGTCGAAAATCAATCGGGGGGGGCATCACGTGAGCAGATAATCAGGCTTGAAGCAGAGCGCGACACATACAAGAAACTTTATGAAGATATGATATGCCGAAGATAACAGGAGGAAAGAAACATGCAAAGTATATGGATTGAAGAAGCAATCAGCAATCTGGGTGGAATTATCGTGATTATATTGAAGTTGGGATTCATTGCAGTCCTGACAGCACTGATCATCCTGATTGTTGCAGAGATAATCAAGACAGCAGTCAAAGGAAACAAAGAACAAAAAGGAGCAAAGAAGAATGAATAAGGTCATATTGATGGGAAGGCTAACAAGGGATGCACAGACACGATATACAGAAGGCACAGAGCCTATGGCAATATCGCGCTTCACACTTGCGGTTGACAGGAGAGTCCAGAGAGATCAGGAAGGACAGTCAGCTGACTTCATTTCCTGTGTGGCATTCGGAAAGACAGGACAGTTCATGGAGAAGTACGGACAGCAGGGAACAAAGTTTGTGATTGAAGGACGCATTCAGACTGGCAGCTATACAAACAAAGAAGGTCGCAAGATTTACACAACGGAAGTTGTTGTGGAATCGGTCGAGTTTGCGGAAAGTAAAGCGGCAGCAGGCGACAACCAGTCAAGACCACAGCCAGCACCAGACAGCGGCGATGGTTTTATGAACATACCAGACGGCGTTGACGATTTGCCTTTTACATAAAGGCGCAGGAAGGAGTGAAAGACATGAAGCTGAAGGAATATGCAACAAAGATAAAAAACAGGCTTGTGGGACAGCGTGCGAAGCCACAGGAGGAAGAAAAAGACGATCTGTCAGAGAAAATTGCAGAACGCACACAGGAATTGATTGCGGAAGACAGACAGGAAGCTGTCAGGGCAGCAGTCGTGGAAGAACCTGAACCAGAAGAACCGACAGAACAGCCGAAAGCAGAAAGAAACATCAGTGCAGATGTGATGAAACTGGCAGCAGTCACAAGAGGACTGAAGATTGATCCTGAATGGACAAAGGAAGAAACGATCAAGGCTGTATCGGAATACAGCGGACTTCCTGAAGAAGAAATCGAAGTGCTGCTTGAATCAACAGCGAAATGGGCGCAGGAAACAGGAAGAAAAATGGTAAAGAGTATCACAGAAACATTTGAAAGACTGAAGCCAGCGTTTGAACAGTTAGGAAAAGCAATCACAGAAGCATTCGGGAAGATGAAATGGACAGGATTGCAGCTGCGCAAGGAACTGATCAGCAACAACAGACGCAAAATGAAAGGAATGCCGATGATCAGGGCGAAGGCGATTGAAAAAGCCAGAAGGAATGAAAGGCGAAAGCCTAAAAAGTAGAAAGAAGGTGTGCAATGTGCAAAATAGCGATGAAACGCAGCAGGACATGACGGAAGCAATCAGAATCGCGGTGCGAAGGGCATTTGCTGAAGTCAGAATTGAAGAAAAGAGGGCAGAGAAGAAGAAAACACTGTATAACACACGAAGATTGATGGAATCATATATCGACCTGAAAAAATATATCAATAATGCGATCACGGAAGAAGAAGAGGTCACAGAAGCAGCATACAGCGTCCTGAAGAGCGAAAATGCAAAGCTGAAATCTGTCAAGGAAGCCAAAATGGTCACAGCGATGATGATAATTAACATTGACAGGGCATTGACCGAACTGGAAACCGAAAGCAGGAAAGAAGGCACATTGTACAAGTATGAAGCGTTCAGAATGCACTATATTGACGGATTGACTTTTGAAGAAATCGCGGATCAGCTGGATTGTGGAAAAAACAGCCCTTCAAACTGGTGTAAGGCGATTTTGAAAAAAATGTCTGTAAAATTATTCGGAATTAACGGAATTTGAAAAACGTGATCTGAAAAAGGCGTTTTTCAAGGGAAATGAAAACGAAAGTGTGGGAAAAGCGTGGAAAAAGTGAGGGTTTTTATAGGGGAAATCCTAAAGTAAAATAGTATCGTGAAATGTTGTACAGAAAGACCGAAACAGCACAGAAGTGTTGCATCGGTCTTTTTTATTGCATTTCTGCCCTCTTATTTGCGGAATGTGGGTGCTTATATAGGGCATCCACAGGAAGCATAAAAACAAGGCTTTATATAGGGGCATACCTGACAGGGGCGCATATATAGGGCGTATATAAGGGGCATATATAAGCGGCTGCATATAGAGCCTATACAGACGGCTATATGAAGCATATGAAGCCGCAGGAAGGCGGTGCAAGGGATTGTTATTTCACAAGTGCAGATGTGGGGCTTTAATACCACAGAATATAAATGAATGTGAAGCCTGTGCAGCGAAGGCGGCAGGGCAGCAGTCAAGACACATGGAATATAACAAACACCGAAGAAACAAGAAGACAGCAGCCTTCTATGTATCAAGTGAGTGGAGGAAGACAAGAGCCGAAGCACTCAGGCGATTTGATGGCGTTGATATATATGCCTTCTATGTGCTGCATGTAATACAAACAGCTGACATGGTGCATCATATCACACCCATTGAAGACGACTGGAACAGACGACTTGATGCAACCAACCTGATCCCATTGAGCAATCACAGCCATGGAATCATTGAAGCCTTGTACAGCAAGGATGAACAGACAAAAAAAGCGACACAAAAGATGTTGTATGACCTGATAGAACGCCACTGGAAGGCGACAGGGGGAGTATGAAAAAGTATCGGGTTAAGTTTATTTAGTCGCGCTTCCCCTTTTCCGTGGAGAAAACTCCCCACGGAAAATCCAGATCAGGGCATCCGAAAAGGGTGCGTGTCAGATTCTGACACACCGCAAGGAAACCAGCAAAGAAGGGAGGTCGCAGAAGAATGGCAGGACAACGACAGCCGATCGCGCTGGTGCAGGCAAAAGGTAAAAAACACCTGACAAAAGCAGAAATTGAAGAACGTCAGCGAACAGAAGTGAAAGCGGCTGCGGATAAAGTGACAGCACCGCAATACTTATCGCCGACACAGAAAAAAACCTTCAAAAAAATCGTGAAGGAACTTCGTGCGATTGACCTTATATCAAACCTTGATGTTGATGCACTTGCAAGACTGGTCATCGCACAAGAAAAATACATCGCAGTCACGCAAGAACTGAACAGACAACCGATCATGGTGGAAATTGAGATCGCAACAAAACAGCTGGACGAATACGGACAGCCAGTGAAGATCAGAAAAGAAGTCGTGAACGGAGAAGTGGAAAGACTTGCGCTACTTCAAGACAGATACTTCAAGCAGTGTCGTCAGGGGGCTGCGGACTTCGGATTGACAGTGTCAAGCCGCTGTCGCCTTGTAGTGCCAAAAGCAGACAAGGAAACACCGAAAGAAAACAAGTTCGCGAAATTCGCATAAGGCGAACGCATGACAACAGATAGAACTACACAATACGCGCTGGATGTCCTTGCGGACAAGATTGTTGCTGGCGATCTGGTCAAAGCAGCATGTCAAAGACATATAGACGACATGAAAGCGGCTGAAGCTGCGCCATATCGCTATTACTTTGACGTTGAAGAAGCAGAAAGGATCATTGACTTCGCGGAAACGCTGACCATTGCGGAAGGCGAAGAAGAACAGCCAGTGACAGCATATCCGTTTCAGTGCTTCATTTTGGGAAGTCTGAACGGATGGAGAACTAAAGACGGACATCACAGACGATTCAGAACCAGTTACATACAGCTGGGACGACAGAACGGCAAGTCATTCCTGAATGGTATTCTGGCGGCTTATTATGGCAATTTTGACAAGTACAAATATGGTCAGGTTTACTGTACAGCCACAAAGAAAGATCAGGCAATGATTGTCTTCAACGAAATTGTGAAGTTCATAAATTCTGACAGCGATTTGTCAGAGTGCTTCAAGATTCACGAACACAATTCAACGATTGAGTGCAAGATCACACACAGCAAGATCAAGGCACTGTCAGGCGACACGAAGTCGATTGACGGATTCAGACCATATCTGGGAATCGTGGACGAATATCACGCACACAAAGACGATCAGATGTACAAGCTGCTTGAAGGCGGCATCAAGAAAATGAAGTCGGCACTGATCAGCGTGATCACGACAGCAGGATTTGACCTGAAATCGCCGTGTTTTGCGCTGTATGAATACTGTGTGAAAGTCCTGAAGGGTGTTGCAAGCAATGATTCACAGTTCATTTACATCGCGCAGATGAATGAATCTGACGATATGTGGACACCTGAAAACTGGATCAAGGCGAACCCGATTCTGGAATATGACAGGGACGCATTGCAGAACATGATCCCGATTGCTGCAACGGCGAAGGAAATGGGAGGATCAACACTACGCGACTTCATCGTCAAGCAGCTTAACATGTGGATTCAGTGGACGAATGATGTCTATATCAAGGACATGGATGTCTGGACAAGGGCAGTAGTCAAGAAGACACTGGCTGACTTCAGAGGTCAGAAGGCTTATGTCGGACTTGACCTGTCATCAGGCGGCGACTTGACATCAATCGCAATCGTGATCCCATTCATGCAAGGCGAAGACAAATGCTACTTCGTACACACACACAGCTTCATCCCGAAGCGAAGGGTTGAAGAACACATCAAGACTGACCGCGTACCTTATGACCTATGGATCAGACAAGGACTGGTCGAAGTGACTGAAACAATGGGCGGTGTGAAAACTGACTACAAGTACATTATTGCGTACCTGAAGAAGATCGTGAAGCTGTATGAATTGGATGTGCAGTGGATTTGTTACGATCCGCACAATGCTTCCGCATTCCTGACAGATTTGGAAGCACTTGGATTCGACAGCATTGCTGTCAAACAGTCAGCGCGAGAATTGAACGATCCGACAGTGGACTTCCGACTGGAACTGGAAGCAGGACATGTCGAACATGACGGAAACGAAGCAATGAAGTGGTCTATTGCAAACGCGAAGACGACATCAAACAGCTTCGGAGAAATCAAGATTGACAAGGAATACACGACAGAACGAATTGACATCGTGGATGCAATTATTGACGCATGGATGATGGCAATGAAGGGCGAAATCAAGCCAGATGTCAACAGATACCTTGATATTTGGTTTGCAGGCACAGAGAAATTGCGACAGAAGGGAGGTGCGCAAGGTTGAACATGTGGAAAACACTGAACAAAGGAATTATGAAAGCATTCGGAATGAATATTGAAACAGATACAGCAGCGCTGAATGATGAATCCTTTCTGGAATGGGTTGGAATTAAGCGCGACAGTGAAAGCAAGAAGCCGACATCAGACGTGACATACTTCACTTGTTTGAAAATGATGTCAGAAACAGTCGCAAAAATGCCGTGGAAACTTTACCAGAAGACAAACAAGGGCATCAGTGAACCGATAGACAACGACATTGCAAGACTTATGAAGCAACGTCCGAACCCTTTTATGACACCGACAACCTTCTGGAACGCCGTGGAAATGAACAGAAACCATTATGGGAACGCTTATGTCTATGTACGCAGGAAGTTCAAGCGCAAGAAATACGGCGGCGAATACAAAGCACTGGACATGTGGATCATGCCGTCAGACAGGGTGCAGATCATTATTGACGACAAAGGCATTTTCGCAGGCAAGGGAAAAATCTGGTATATGTACAGCGATGAATATTCAGGCGAACAGTACATATTCAGGACAGAAGATGTCTTGCACTTCAAGACTTCGCATTGCCTGAACGGAATAGTCGGGCTTCCAGTGCAATACATCCTGAAGCAGACAGTAGAAGGCGTGATTGAATCACAACGTTTCCTGAACAACCTATATAAAAACGGATTGACAGCAAAAGCGGTGCTGGAATACACAGGCGAACTGAATGAAGATGCAGCCACAAAGCTGCGACAGACTTTTGAACGCTTCGGAGCAGGAAGCCAGAACACAGGCAAGATTCTTCCTGTGCCGCTGGGGATGAAGCTGACACCGCTGGACATTAAGCTGACAGATTCACAGTTTGTTGAGTTGAAAAAGTATTCAGCACTTCAGATCGCAGCAGCGTTCGGAATTAAACCGAACCAGATCAACGATTATGAAAAATCATCATACAGCAATTCAGAAATGCAGCAGCTGTCATTCTATGTGGACACGATGCTTTTTGTACTGAAGCAGTACGAAGAAGAAGTGAACTACAAGCTATTATCGGATGACGAAGTGGAAGAAGGGCTGTACTTCAAAATGAATGAAAAAGTGCTGCTTCGTACCGACAGCAAAACACAAATGGAAATCCTGAAGGAAGGAATCAACAACGGCATTGAAACAGTAAACGAAGCCAGAAGAAAACTTGATTTGATGGACATGGACGGCGGCGATGTGCTGATTGTTAATGGAACTTATGTGCCACTGACGAAAGTCGGGGCGGCGTATGACAAAGCTGAAGAACAGGACACTGAAGAAGACAGCGATCCTGACAATCCTATAAATGAGCCAGACACAGAAGGCGGCGAAAATACGGATCAGGATGAACAGGAGCAGGAAACAGCCGAAACGAATGAACCTGACACCGATCAGGAAGGAGGGAAAGACGATGGCGAAGAAAATGAACTTCACAAGAAGAAATCGAGCGAAAAGAACGATTGAAAATGTCGGCTTCATGCAGATAAAAGACGCGGCGACAGGCGGCGTTGAACTGTACATCTACGGCGACATTGTATCTTCAGCGTGGGACAAGTGGACATCAGAAGACACCTGTCCACAGGACATCACAGACTTTCTGAACAGCATTGACAACAATGCAGAACTGACAGTGTACTTCAACAGCTGTGGCGGCGATGTATTCGCAGGAATTGGCATCTACAACATTTTAAAACGCCACAAAGGACATATCACAGGCATTGTGGACGGAATTGCAGCGTCAATCGCATCCGTGATCCTTATGGCGTGCGATGACATTATCGTGTCAACAGGCGCACAGATTATGATTCACAAGCCGCTGACAATGGCGTGGGGCAATGCAGACGACTTCGCGGCGGTTATAAGCCAGCTTGACAGCTGTCAGCAGATGATCACAGACATCTACATGACAAAAGCAAAGGAAGGCGTGACAGCAGACCAGCTTGAAGAACTGATCAATGCAGAAACATGGATGTCAGAAAGCGAAGCATCAGAGTGTCGCGCTTCAGACTATTTCAACATCAAAGTGGATGAATCAGCGGAAGCAGTCGCAGCATGTGTCGGCTACATGATAGACAGATTCAAACATGCGCCAGCAGGAATGAAGACTGAAACAGCTGAAGACATCGAAGCAAGACAGCAGCAGGCAGACGAAACAGAAGAAATTCTGGGCGATCTGTACATGTA